ATGAACGATATCAACGCCGAAAACAGAGCGGTGCTGGAGCCGGGGCGTCTGGCCATCTACAAGCAGCCCGCCGCAGCGACTTGGTACATGGACATCACTTTGCCGGGCCAAAAACGACAAAGGAAAACGACCGGAACGGCAGACAGAAGGGAGGCGGAATCCGTCGCATGGTCGGCTTATAGGGATATCGAACACAAGATCCGGAAGGGGATTCCGCTTCAAGGGAGGACGGTGAAATCGGTCGTCTCGGAATACGTCGATCATCGCCGAAGGGAGCACCAGGACGGGAAAATTTCCGTTCACACCGTCGACCAAGCCAAAAGGGTTGTGACGGATCTTTTCCTGAAGTTTTTCGAGAAGGCGGACGACGGAAAATCGGACAGGCTGATCACGGACATCGACGATGCCGACATGCGGAGATATCTGAAATGGAGGCTGTCCCGCAACGCCGACATCGCCGCTGATCACGAGTATGTCCGAAACGGCAAGACGGTGAAAGGAAAGCGGTCATCCCTGCATGCTCAGGCTCCGAAAGGCTCGACGTTGAACAAAGAAGCCAACGCCCTCAGGACGCTGTTCGCCTTCGCGGTGGAACGCGGCTATCTCGGCCGGAACGCTGTCCCCCACATCGAAACCCATGATCCGGATTATGAGTCGGGAGGCTGGTTTCAAGTTCACGAGCTAGTCCGTCTGATAAAAGCCGCGAGAGAAAGGATGGACGAAGAGGTTTCCGGGAAGGGGCGGGCAAATCTTATTCGGGACAGGAAGCTTCTCTGGCTGTGGGTCGGCTTCATGGCCGTCACAGGAATGCGTCCAATCGGATGCCGGAACCTGAAGTGGGGCGATATCCGGCTGTTCCGGCTTCAGGACAAGTCTATGTCGTTCGAGCTTCATATCCGGGAGAAAGGTGCGGAGAGGAATTTTTACATCAATGATGGCTCGGATTCGTTTTGGCTACAGGAAATCGCCAAAGGCGTTCTCGGAGAGAAATTGGACGACGTGATTGGGAATCCGAATTTCGCTGATAAGCAGCTATTCGAAGGACGCAACTTCAAGAAAAGCTTCAAGTCGCTGGTCAAGGCCGCTGGCTTTGATCCGGACGAACACAGCCCTTATAGCCTGCGCCATAGCTTCATCAATTGGCGGCTGTTGAGGGGGGATTCCATCTCCGACGTTGCCATTCTCGTGGGGAACAGCCCGAGCGTGATCGAGCGTCATTATCTGAAGTTGACCCCCTTGATCATCGCGGAACGGGATGCACGGAAGCGGCGTGACTCAAAATGATCCACAACCCCTAAAAACCGCCGTCACAAGCCCTAAACCTCCGCTCCAATTGAATATCACGGCCTCTAATTCAGGTTATGGCATACAGGAATACGATTCCGACCCCTGAGGATTTCCGCGCTGATACGACGTCACTGGACGATAACAACCGCGTCTAGGACCGGAATGCCGCATGCAACAAGCAAGCCGCCTGGAATGAAGAATATGTGCTGTCTTTTCTGGCGGGCTGATTCCATGCGTCACCCCCGTCCGTTGCCCCTGGTTAGGTATACCCATTCGGTGCGTTTCAGTGCCCCCCTGCCAGCGGAGGGATATGGCCAATCGTGTCCCGTAAGAGACGGTAGGGAGATTTGAGGATTGACTCGACTTAAACGGGAACAGGAGTACACTGATCAAGGATCAGGAAGTGGAGGGAACCGATGCGAGCAGCAGCGCTAGCAATATTCTCTTTTCTCTACGTGAGCGGCGCGCATGCACAAGAACAAGTTTGTGGCGAGCCAATGATAGTAGCCGACGAGTCATTGAAAGGAACGATCAAGGGAAAAGCTGAGTTCTTAACACGCTATTTTGGAAACGCTGAACTAGATGGACAGGTCGAAACAGCTCGTACCGATATATTCTCCCGCTATCCTCATGCCGAAAAAGGACGTGCCACTGCCTATTTCCAATATGTTTTATGTGCACTTTTGTTTAGTGATCAATCTTTAACGCAACAAGAAAAAATTGATCAGTGGATGCGTATTGAATATGTTCTACAATCAGAACCGAAAAGGTCACAACCGGGTGCAGCTGGATCAAAGGTCACTTCGCCTGAATCGAATTCAACATCTAATAACAAACAAATCTCTAATGGTAAATGCAGCCCAAACGTTATAGACATGAATGGGAATATTATTATAAAATCGTGTGATTAAAAATCATGCAACGCAGGTTAGTCATAGCTCTTTTGTGCTGCACGTCGCAGCTTTTTTTGCTGGCATGTGATCTAGAAAGACAAGGAGTAAATCAAAGGACTCAAACTACCACTGCTCGGTGCAGTCCAAACGTAGTCGATATGTCCGGGCAAATCAGCATAACCTGCCATGGGGGCAATGGTGACCGTCTTTCGGCTAGGGTAACTCGTTCGTTCAATAAATTTTGTCAAACTTCTGCTCAACTTGGAGAAAAATTTCCGATTTCGAATAAAGACAAAAATTTCTTTTCTCAAGCTCTAGACTCGACTAAGCCTCCCAACCATCTTGCTAGAAGTAGATACTGTTTTGAACTTGCTAGAAATATTCTTACTGTGTTTGCCGAACGTCATTTCGAAGCTCTGTCTATAATGATGGATGTACTTACAAACAGTTTTCAGAATGCACGTGTAGAAGGTAGTTCTAGCCTTGAAGAGGTAATGAAAAGGAAAATGGAAAGGGTGGAAAGGGATGTGTTAAGTGCGTACCCCGAGATTTTCGAAGCATTAGGAGCATCAGTACGTCAAGAGGAAATTGATAACGAAATAAAATTATTTAGTGAAAGTACTCTAAAGTTTGTGAATTGCGCTTTTGGTGAATGCTTGGTAATTGCCGCTGACGAATATTTTAATGAGTGGCGTAAAATCAATGAGGCCCGAGGCTTCATAAGAGTCATTGGACTTGGCGAAATAATCCAAAGATCCAAGATTCTACATATGTCCGATGGGAATGTTGGTGAAGTCAAGCTTGTTGCCAAATTCAATAGAAATGTTTATACTATCTACCAAAAGAACCTTTCTGGCGTCGAAGTAGAGGGAAAACACTTTTCACTGGGGAAACAGGTCATGTTAGTAGAGCGTTTAAATAACCATAAAATATATGCATTCCCCAAGGATATAAGATCTTTCGTTAGAGATTATCTTCGCATGCGACTCACCTCCGCCCCCGCCATGGCCCCGCCCGTAGTCGGCCGACGCTGATCATGATGCGATACCGTCATGCATGAATGATAATGATCCTCTGAGCGGTCCAGCGCTGGAGAAACCATTGCCAGCAAAGCCTCAGTTCTTCCCGTCGATGTCCAAACGGGCGAAGGCAGTTGTGGCTTAGAGTAGGATTGAATGGCTCTCATGCATGAGACCTGTCCAATTCCTCTGTTTCCAGCCAAGCTTGGCATCCATGATCCCTGCTTGTTCGGTTCCGAGTCGCGAGGATTGCATATAAAGTGAAAATCGTCCTTCGGCGTGGATTCCATGCGATGGGGAAACTTGGCGCTGTGGAAGCGTTTAATCGCGTTGATTGATTTGGAAGAAATACAACTTTCGCTGGAGCAGGCTTGAACGAAGACTCCTTTGCAGTTTTCGGGATGAAAATTCAGGAATCTGATATTGAGGCTTGCGGTGTCCTATGAATGAATCTGGAAACAATCGGTTTTCTGAGAAATAAATTTGGGAATCTAGAATATTAAATTGAGGGTGTCATCGGACGATTGGCGGGAAACATTTTATTGAGATAGGAATTCCTGTTGTTGAGGATATGACATTCTATTTGGATTAGGAAACTTACAACAGCACGATGGGGAGAAAAAACTGCCCTGAAAAAAAAAGAACAACAATAGCCCGAAGGGCACGGCTAAAGACCTTCAATTTGGAGCGGTTTTCAATAGGGGGAATGTGGAATCGTATGGATTCAGCTTGCCTATGTGTTTCGTCAATTCTAGGGGGATCTGTGACCTGAATTCGGTGGTCTGTGGATCTATAGGGAGACTGTAAACCAACGATAGGGATTCCTGATTTGGGAATTGGGAAACCTAAGGGAAGAGGCATCGGAAGATTGGACATGGAAACGGGTTTGGAAGGGCATCGGATTCTGACTTTTAGAAAACCTATATTCTGTAATTATATTATAGCAGTTCCGATCCTCTGAAACCCGCATAAACACTGGACTTCGTTTCTTGACCGTTTGGACAAGTTCCTAGACTGGAACTGGGTTTGTCCACATTTGAATTCCGACCTCAATTCCGACTAAATCGGGAGCAATGGTGTGTTCATGACAAGTTTTGCAACTCACTGCCAACAGGCATTGTTCTCCCTTCCGGCTGAATCTCATAAGGGGTAGAAACTACCTTGACATATTCAAGGTCGGTATATATATTTGGATGAGAGAGCTAAACGTTTGGGTGTCGGGGTGTTTCAAATGGCGAAGGATATCAGGAAGCAATTGGACTCCGACGATCAGTCGGAGATGAAGACGAAGAAGCGTCAGGCGCAGGCGGCGATCAAGGGAGAGGGCTTCGGCCCCGGCTTCAAAAAGCCTTTAGAAGCCATCAGGCTTGTCTCCGTCACTCAGGATTTGGAATTCAGCCTGAACGACCGCAGAGTCCTGAATTTCCTTCAGGAACAGGTTTGCCGGATCGTCAACGACAAGAAGAACACTGGTGCCGCCCAAACGGGGTTCTTTGAAGTCCGCATTTCGGAATTGTCCAACGCGATCGGCGCGAACGACTACGACGAGATCCGCACTTCCATCGACCGTCTCCGCCGCATGGAAGTCCAGTACAACAAGATGGAGAACCGGGAGGAGGAAGAAGACAGGCACTTCCTCGGCACGGCTCCCCTCTTCACGCACGAAACCGAGATCGTAGACGGCAAGCAGAAAGACGGCATATTTCGCTATTCATTCCCGCCCGGCATCGTCGCCCTGTTCCGCAAGCCCAGTCCCTACGCCTACATCAACTTGTCCACCGCCTGCAGCTTCGGCAGCAAGTTCTCTCTTGCCCTCTACGAGAACCTTGCGCTGATGCTGAACCGCGAAGACAACGTCTGGACGGTGTCGGTCAACGGATTGGCGGACTATCTAGGCTGGCCGAGGAGGGAAGGGGAGAGACTGGATTTTCACGCCTTCAGGACGAAGGCCATCGAACGCGCCGTCGGGGAGATCAACGGATTGGGCAACCTCAGCCCCTTCCGCGTTGAGGTCGAATGCAATCCGGATCCCCTCGACCAGCGTAAGCGCCGCATCGGGTCGGTGTCCTTCACAGTGATATCGAACTACGACAACAAGCGGCAGCAGAGACAGACGCGCGACATTTTCCGTTCGGAAATCGAAGAACGGATGCCGGACGGATTCGGCAGTATCGCGGCTTTCAAGAACAGAACGAACCGTGCGCTCGGCTACTGGTACGATTTCCGCCGGGTCTTCAAGAAGAGGCCAGCCGATCTTCGTGCGCTTTGGGAAATGTACGTCACGGTCAGGCTCCAGGTCGACGACAAGCGATCCGGGCTGAACATTTCGGACGACATTATGGCCAACATCGCCTTCACGTACGAAGACGAACTCAATCAAAAGAGCATCCCAGCGACGTGGAGCGTCATCTCGCTGGTCTGGCACATGACCGTCAAGGAGGCCCTTCAAAAGTCCCGCTACGGAGAGCCGATGTCCGGCTTGGACGTTCAGGTTCTCGGGGCGGTCAATCCAGCGACGTCTCAAGCGATCAGGGACGAAGTGTTCAAGAAGGTCATCATCCGCGAGCAAGAAAGCGGATGGGCGAAGGCTATGCCTCGTGACGGCGTACAGGTGGATTCTGTCAGCCGATCTGGAACGGAAACCACTGAGCAGGCTCCGACGATTTACGAGCAAACCGTCATCGAAAGGGATGCCGCAGACTACGGCGCGGACTTGGCGGGCTTGGACACCTCGACGGTGGACGGCTACCGGGAAGCGGCCGCCCGAGTGCAGGAGGCCAAGTTCATGATGGAGGAGACGGCTTTCAAGAGCGGTTCGTCTGAAGAAGCGACTTACGATGCCTCGGACTTCTTCTCGCCGTACGACGATCCCATGCCGCCCCAGTCCCATGAAAACCAAGAAGACATCGACTTGGACGAAGTAGGATATTGAAGAGTCATTCTCTCATAGGTAGAAAACAGGTACATGAAAGTTTCCGATGTACCGAAAAATCGGAAACTTTCGGTCTGGCGAAAATCGTCAAATTCGAGGTCGGAATTGAAACCGGATTTGACCCCCTAAAAGCCCAATGAAATCAATAAATACCGACCATGACATGCGATATATACGGAATTCTGGTCGGAATTAGAAAAAGTAGCATTGTGAATTTCAGCGCTACTTAAGATGATTGGGGTGGAAGGCGGCCTGATGGGTCCGGAGAGGCGAATTGAGAAGTGTAGAGAAATTCTATGAAGGAAACGTGAAGGTAGCGATGGCTAGTCAGAAAGGAACGACAAGCCGCCAGTCCGAATTACCAGCCGAGATTTGGTCGTGTTCAGAGAAGCGCAAGTTAGAACGGGTACAAGTCCGCCGATTTTGCATTTGGTTGCGCATCTCAGAACGCCGTGGGGAGTCAGGCAGCGTTGCTCAGATGAACATACCTGTCGAAAAAGTGGATTCGGTCACAAGTCGTTTACGTACTGATTTTCAACGTTTTTCTTTAATTTATGTTTGGCTACGAAGACGGAAAACCGAACATAAACACGTAAAGGCACACATATTTTGTTCAGCCTATCGGCCATGAAAATACCCCGAATACTTGGATCCAACAAAAAACAAACCCACAAATGCCAAAAGTAGACTATCTTACGCGAACTGGCTTCCGTGCATCCGGAGCCACCAAAAAGGAGAGAGAGAGAAAATGAAGCCATCGCACTTAGTCATGGTCCCTATGTTGATGTTCGTTCTCTTGATGTCCGCCGCAAACATGATCGCATGGGCTTCCGTCGGATCCACGCACCTGGTGATATTCGCCGCCGTCACAGTAGCCCTCGGACACGAACTTTTCGTCTATTTCCGCGACATGTACCGTCTCCGCCGTACCAGATAAGTAGACGAGCTATCACTCTAGAAGGAGTCTTTCACTATGGAATCCGAACTGGCAGTGGCCGTCATCAGCAGTGATGACGGCTTTTTCCATATGATATCGTCCGATCCAGCAGAGATCCGCAGACAGCCAATAGCGTCTCTGATCTACTCCATCCCGCTAACCGATGAAGCCGAGGCGGCGGGAGTGGAAGCGGCGGCGCATGAGCTTTTGGCGCCTGACAGACGGTACGGCAAATGGTTTTCGGCATCGGATGACAGAGCGGTGGAAGCTGTCAGCGAGGCCGTCCGATCCGTCAGGGAGGCTTTCGGCCACTCCTTATGAGTCATCGACCCGACGGATTCCCGCACGATACGATTCCTTTTCACTCATGGAGACATCTCATGACGTCGGAAGAAATCGTCGAGTTCATGAAAGATCACAAGCTGGTCACGTCCAACGCCGACGCGGCCGAGGCGCTGGGCGTCGATCTTCAGGCGGCGACACAGCTTATCACGTCGTCGCTTCAGGTCATTTGCTCGGAAGTCCTGAAGGTCGGAAACGAGCGGGTTTTCTTGGATATAAGTTCCGGAGAGCCTGTGGCCATGCACGTCGCGAACACCTGGTTTTATGCAGTGAAGCACTCAATCTTCTTCCCCCTGGAGATTTTCGGGAAATCCGTTCTCTTCTCGTGCTCTTTCGCTGCCAAGCCCACCGGAAAAATGACGTGATGGCTCCGGATGCACCGCATTCTTATTCATTCATTTAGTAATCTGTGTTACCTTATTCCTTATAGATGAGGGGAATGGGGGAATGATGGAAATGGAACCGAAGAAGAAGAAGGGCAGGCCGTCGCTCGGCGACATACCGCTGACATCGGCGGAGAAAATGTCTCGGCGGCGCGAGAGACTGAAGGGGGAGGGGGTTCCGCATTCTGCCTCAATAGACTTCCAGATCGCCAACGCAGTCAGCAGAATGGCGACGGAGTCATCCGTGCCTGAAACCGTCCTGGAAGAGATAATCCGCGCCGCCGCCGCCGCGCTGGAGAGGAACGAGTACGAGAGGACGGTGGCCGAAACGGCCATCCGGAAACGCCTGTTCCGACATAAAAAAATCTGAGTCTCAAATTTGTCCGTTGTGCTTTGCATTAAAGTCACCTAGATTACTTATGTCGAGTCCAACGGAGGGTGTCATGTCTACTCAAGTCCAAGCCGAAACAGTCCAGCTTCCCCGCGACCTGAGAGCCTTCTTCGCCGAGGTGGAGATTGAGAGCCGGAGCGTCCGTCATAAAACCCCACAGGAGCTTTCGCATTTTTGGAAGACCCGCGGGCGGGTTTATTTTGCAGTTGTCCGTGCGATCAAGGAAGAACTCTTGGCCGGACGGAAGCCGGAGGAGATCTGGTACGATTGGGAGAAGCGCGGACAGATGACGATGCAGTGATCTGCGCACATAGAGACTGAAAACAGAAAACCCCCGGAGGTCAGATCTCCGGGGGTTTTCCCATTCCAGCGGGTGTCGAGTCCGAGAAAGGAATGTTCTATGGCCACAAAATAAGTGGCACCCCGAATATGCTCCTTACATTCCAATTATGCAAACTAAATTTTAGGTATCTCCGTAAATAGATTCCAGTGTGTATACGCACCGATGTATACGTACAAGCAAACAGTTTTCGACCTCATTTTCGACCGCTGAAACCAGTAAATTGACCCCAAAACGACCCAAATGGCACTAAATCGGTGTGTATGCGTATAGGTGTATACACACTAGCACCTGAAAATAGGGTTTTCCCTATAGCATGGAGACATAAAAAAAGCCCCCGGAGGATTTCCGAGGGCTGCTTTCTTCTATATGCCTGATCACATTCGCGGACCGTATCCATCCAGTTCAAGCTCCAGATCATCCTCTTCGTCTTCGGTTCCGACTTTGCGGCGGTCCAGTCCGGAGAGAAGGCGATCCCTAGACGCATCAGCCGCAGATGACGTGGGCTTGTAGTCTCCCCACGTCGTCTCCTGTTCCGGCTTCTTATATGGAGGCGGCGGAGCGGTGATGTAGTCCATGCGCTCTTGGGGAGTCATCTGATGCAAGCGCTTGCTCTCCTCCAATGTCATCGGCTTTACGATCGGCGGCGGCTTCGGGATGTCCGGCAGGGCGGGCTTGGGTCCAGCGCCTTGGAGATAGGGAACAAACGCTTCCGCGAAATCCTCTCCCCTCCAATCGTGGCCCTGGAGCACCGTCGCCGTTGCCGCTGAAGTGAAGCGTGCTCTGATGCGAACGCCGTCTGCGCCTTGTTCTTCCGCGATATGCTTCAAGATCCTGCCAGCGCGAGCAATCCGGTCCATCTCCTGGCGGGGAACTGCTGCGACGACAGCGGCGGCATCGGCGGCGGTCGGAATCTGTTCAAGAAATGGCCTCCATTCTTGAGACGGAGACGCCTGGCTCATGATTGCAAAAGTGCCGTCGGGCTGCTGCTCGACCCGGAGCTTCCAATCGTCAAAATTTGTCGGCGTCTCACCCAAAGCTTCAAGAGCCGTTTGGAGAGGTTTGTCCACCTTCTGTGGATCAAACACCTTGCCGATGACTTTATCGACAGCATTCCGCATCTCCGCCATCGAAGCGTTGAAGCTCTCTTTCATCGTCGGCTCGTCTCCGGGACGTTCGGCGTTCTGGTCGTACACACGCCTGCCTCCCGCCTGCTGTCCCTGTCCCTGTCCACGCGCCTGGTTTTTCTCCGGCTCCGGCGGCAGTTCGCCACGTCTAAATATCTTCACTAAGATCCATGTAATCAAGCGCGAAACTTTGACTAGCATGTCGCCGAGGATCTGTAAGAGATTTCTCTTATGATCGTCCGCCTGAGACTTCTGCATCCCTTCAATGTCAGCCGTCTGCGTCCTCTGTTTGGCGACCGCTTCCATAATCTCGGCGTCGATCTCTTTTTTCGTCTTCATCTCTCCGCACTCCCCTCAAATCTCATGACACCCGAACTTGTCCCTACGTCACGCTATCGACAAGACCATTCTCTCCGCCGCCGCCATTTGAAGATCCCGAATCGCGCTCCTCAACGCTTCTTCGGGCGGTACAGACGGCTTGTCTTCGCATCCTTCCGACGGCTCCACGCCGATGCGGCCGAGCCTGTCGTCGCGGTATGAAGCTGACCAGCAGCCGCCCTGTTGAACGACGATGATGCCGATTTCTCCCATCAAGCCGATGATGTCAGCCGTTGTCGCCGTCTCCGTCTTAAACGCTAGGAGTCTCTCCAATTTCTCCATTTGACATCTCACTTGGTTGTGTATTAAACTGCCGACATAAAATCATATAGTGTGTTCTAGACGGCGAGTCAACACAAAAAGTTAGGATTTGAGCTATATGTCTAGAAGCGGCAGACCGAAGGTGGAAGATCGCCGGGACGCGAAGATCGACACGCGGACGTGGCCTCGGCTTAAGGATGCCGTCGAGAGATCGGCGGCCGACAAAGGCGTTACAGTGGCCCGGTTTGTCGAGGATGCGTTGATCGACGCACTGAAACGGGAAGGCCGCTGGCCTACGTAATCGACCCTCGCCAGAAGGCGGGGAGACGCGGATGGCAGAAGTCGTCCTCACGCACACAGCGAGAGGGATAGACTACCCATGTCCGAAGATCTTATGAGACGCATCGACCACGAAATCGAACGCCTGGGCGGAGCCGCCGAGGCTCAGGCCGCCCTCAACCGTGACCCGCCGCCCGCACACCTGTCCGGAGGCGATCGGCTCCGCTACATCCTCACCATCCTGGAATGCGCGGAAACGCCGAAGACCCAACGTCGCAAGCCGGATCTGGCTCATAAGCCTGCGCGTAGGGGAGACGTAGAATGAAACTCGTCTCCGATCACATACGGAAGGAGGCGGCTCGAAAGGGCCGCTTCCTGATCGTCGCCAGCGGAAGACCGTACTGGCCGCTAGATCCCCGCGCCGAAGACGTCCACATCGCCGACATCGCTGCCTCCCTGGCTCGCCAATGCCGATACGCTGGCCATCTCCGACGCGGCATCTGGCACTACAGCGTCGCCCAGCATAGCGTCCTCTGCTCCCTTCACGGCGACCCCGCCTTCGCGCTCGATCGGCTCCTTCATGACGCTTCCGAAGCTTACTGCGTCGATGTCCCGAGACCGTTGAAGGGCGACCTTCATGGCTACCGTGAGATCGAAGACCTGAACATGCGTGTCATCGCCGAAAAATTCGGGATTGCGTTCCCGCTGGGCGGCGACGTGCACGAGATCGACAACCGGATTCTCGCGGACGAACGGCGGTGCCTGATTGCGCCGAACGATTTGACGGACGCGGAATGGGGGGCGCGGTTGCCCGGTCTGGGGATCGACATAAAGCCCTGGAGTGCCGAGAAATCCGAGCGCATGTTCCTGAGGCGGTTCTTCGAGCTTCGGATGACGTGTTCATAACGGACGATTGGCTCAAAATGCCTCCGCATAATCGGCTGGTACGGTTCATCTATAGTCCGCACTTTGGTTGAACGCCGATGAAACACGCTCTAGATAACACCAGTCCGCTATCCGACGATAGCGTCCTAAAGATAGGATTGACACAACCCCTTCGTACAGATGAGTTATCTAGCGCAAGTCAACGAAAGTACGTGCCCCTATCCCCGCTTGGCCGAATACAAAATCAATGTTATCTACGACAATGAACGCTTCGTTATGCGATCAATGGCCTTTGACAATGAATAACGGCAAGCTGGAGAAAGCCGATGAAAACGAGCCTAGTATTTGCGGCCATAGCGATTTCATTTACATCGTTTACTCCATACTTCGTCAGCGGCCAAGAGCAGTTCCGTGAGTTGTGGAGCATTGGAAACTGGAAGGGATTCGTATTCACAGAAGGTGGATATTTTGACCGATGCTCTGCTATCGTGGCTTACACAGACGGCACAACCCTAGGATTCTCTGTAAGAGGTGACGCTTCATTAGGTTTGAGAACAACAAACCAGAATTTCTCCTTTGGAGGCTCAGATGTTCCTCTGAGAGTAGGTATAAGCATTGATGGCAGAGCACCCATACAAATCGGCGGATACTCACAAAACTTCTACCAAGCATTCTTCTCATTAGGTCAGGATTATGATCTCCTTCGGCAATTGCGGAGAGGCCTGTCGATGCGTATCACCGGTGACCTTGGCGACAGAACATATAGCCTTACAAACAGCTCCGCAGCGCTGCAAAGAATGACCGAATGCATCCCTCGACCACCCACCGCCATGCTTCCACCCAACGTCGTGATCGAAACTACTCAGCTAGATCCCAACATAAACCCCTACATGATGGGTCAAGGAGTCTTGTTCGAGGATATTGTAAAAGCCTTGTCTGATTGACTCTTAGGAGACCTTGAAGTGGAGAATAGACATGCCAAAAGTCAAAATCGACGCTACGTACTTGCCTGTCCATACTCGGCGAACTTTCTTAAAAACCTCATGTTGTTGCCTCCTGTGTGCACCAATAGCCCTCTTCCAGGCATCCAAAGCACATGCACAGATGCAGTTAAAGATCACGACAGCGTGTGGTTTCGAAAACGAATTGCCGCCAGGAGACTTGTTCATCAATCCTGCAACAGCCAACGCCCATAGTGTTATTGACAGTATAGTGCAACAGGTTGGCTTGTCTCGCAACTTTACAATAGTTAGCGCTAAGATTGAAACTGGTGGAGCGACATTCACGAACGGTAATCGGTACATTATCTACAACCCAAGATTGATAGAGTTGATCCAAGGGAGTTCTGCTGCTCGTTGGACCGCCTTAGCAATTCTGGCACATGAGGTTGGTCATCACCTTAATGGACATTTTGACAAAGGTGGAGGAAGCACACCGGATCGCGAGATTGAGGCGGATGAGTTTTCCGGTTTTGTTGTAGCGCGTCTAGGTGGCGGCAGGGCTGATGCAGTGCGTGCAGTTGCAGGAGCGTCAGTGAATGGATCGAACACCCATCCCATGAGGCGCTATCGGATCGAAGCTGTGGTCGCTGGATGGAGCCACGGAGCCACAGGGCGACCTGCAGTAACGGAACAAGGAATTGCTATATTTAGCTTCGTAGTGGCTGGGAAAGTTCTTGGCAAGGCAGTAACCAATAATGTAGAATTTCATAGATTTCCTGATGGAACTTGGAAAGAGAAGGCGAATGGCCAGTGGGTATACTTTTACAATGAACTTCAGGCAGATGCAGAGTACTATACTATTGAGGATAACTCTCGAAACATGATTTTTGCAGTTCCAACATCAGGCGGTACAACTCAGTACTGGAATGGTTCTGATTGGGTGAATTGGACTCATTTCAGCAAAGTTAAGTGACTGAGCTTAAATGTCGTATTATTCTTTAATAGCGGTGGAAGTACGTAAAACACTGGCTTGATTTTGCATCAGGCGCTTAAGCAAGAAACACAGATGCCTCTTGCTAAAACTCTGAGGCTCTGCACCGTTTTATTAGCCATATTCTTTGTGGCTTCAATCTAGTTTTCGTATGATCATGAATACATCTATAGTGGATTGCGTCGGATCTGGATCGCTTTGGAGATCGATGCCGCTTAGCAATGCGAGGTGCCCGCGATGGACGCTCCAGATTTAAGGCACGGCGCTGTAGCACATCCAAAACTGCCTTCCCCAAGCATCGGACGACAAGATGATGCGCTCCTCAAGCGGCTTTCCAGCATGATCTGATGAAAAAGCATTCGTAAAGAAAGCTCCGGCCGTGAACCGGAGCCTTCGTTCTTTCAGCCTTTGGTTTTCCACCACATGTATAATGAATATGGAACAGAGATTATGAAGAATACTCTGCTCCAAAATACGATCTGTTCACCCGTCGCCCTAAGCTCCTCAATCGTATAGTTCTTCAAGAAGCTACGTAGCATATTGATGGAAGCAACGTCGCTTTGTATTGCCGGAAATAGCTTATATTCTACCAACGCCCATATAGCGACATCCAATATGAAGAACGCCTTCCACATATTCATTGCCTTGTCTCACCCATGTTTGCCCCGACCGACACATACCAAATCCGATATCAGTTTCAAAGACAACCAATCGGCAACATTCCGAATTCTTTCGGATTCTCTCAAAGAGAAGTTGCATCACAGACTCATTCGAGGCGTCCCGTTCGTTCCGTTTGATTCATCCGGACACTACCCGTCACCGATTAGTGACATGGGATTCCTGTACATCCTATCGTGTACACGAAACGACTGGAGGTGGCCGAGGTGTCGAGCAATGACTATCCCCCGAGGAATCGTCGAGCGGAGCCGCTACCGTGCTGGCTGGTCGAAATCGTCCACAAAGACGGCATCAAGACCTTCGATCCCGTCGGCTTGATTCTGTACGTCATCCGACGCGGCGAGGAGCTTCTAAAGCTTAAGCCCATGTGCGGACTGTATAGCGACGTATCCAATCAGCCCGCCGTTCTGTATAGGTCAAATGATGTTGAGATCGCGCTGTCGCCGGAGGAACTGTATCGCTTGGCTAGTTATTCTCTGCATTGCGGCGAATACCAGAGGCTCCGAAACGAGTTCGGCATCTTTCATGAGATTGACGCCAAGCATTACCCATTTGAGCTATCAAGCTCCGTAGAATTGCAGGCCATCTAAGTCCGGGAACAATGGCAACTGGCCTGCATCCCCGCTCCGTATCCCCTGCGCGCGGAGCGGGGCTTTTTCCTCTCCAAGCTGTATGCGGGTGAGACGTCATGACGTCTTTTTTCGACGCCGCTTTCTGGGTGGCGTATGTGACATTTTGGGTCGTGGCCTTGGCCGTATCATGAATCGTGGGGTTCAGATGGACGAAAAATACCCGCCTAAGAACCGCCTTCCGACGTCGCTTCCGCCGCTCCGCATCGAGATCGAGCATGAAGGCGGCGTCGAAGTTTTCGATCCGAACCGACTGATCGCGTTCGTCGTGAATGACACGCAGCGCTTCGTGAATTGGAAGCCTGTGGCCGGAAAGAAGTCTATTTTGAACGCGCAGCCCGCGCTTCTTTATCGGGCGCATGATTTGGAGATACCGCTGACCAATGCGGAGATGCTGCGGTTGGTGAGCTACAATCTGGATGCGTGGGAATGGTTTGGGCTACGGCAGATCTACGGAGACTTCTTCGAGATCCACGGAGATTTTTATTCAGAAGTCGGAGTGGCTTTGCAGCCGCTATGGGATCGCTGAAAGCGGAGGAATAGCCGGGCGGCGATAGGGGCGGCGGCGAGGACGGGTAGGGCGGCTAGACAGAGCGACGTCGAAAGCACGAGAAAGGCCGCATCTGAAATGAGGGATGCGGCCTTTTTCATCGTCTTACATCCAGTAGTACATAAGGGATGAATCCGCGCTGTATCCCTTGACGGTGACTTTGTTCGGTGCCGGAATGGCTAAGTGCTGCTGCTGATCGCCGACGGCGCGGAGGAGTACTCCTGCGGATCCGTCCGTGACCGACGTTGTCGGATATGCGGCAGCGGGCATATCTGCGACGTGATCCCCGACGCGGAGACGGAATACTCCTTTTTCGGCGACCAGATAAAGAGCCTGCGCTCCCTGCGGCTTCGTGAGAAGTGTCGCCGTGGTTCCGACGAGTTCGTTGATTATGTCAGCCACCGGAGCCGCACCAAGTGCCTCCGGAGAGATGGGTCTTTGTCCTTCAAGGCTCATGGTGCGGCTCCTAAATATCTAGCGTTTAAACGACGGGCGGACGGACGATCAAGCCGAGGGAGACGACCCTGTCTTCTTCGGTATCCGTCGAATCGACGATGGCTTGGACAGCATCAAGAAGGGAATTTTCTTGGGTCTTTACCGCATCCAGGTGCGCTTCGATGTCGGCTGAAGTCGTCGCATCGAGCTTTCCGGCCGCCCAGCGGATCATGTCGCCGATACGATGATGCTTTACGTCCATCTCGTCGGCCCAAGCCCGGATTCCTTCGCGCCTGTTCTCTACGGCATCTTCAAAGGTGTTGAAGGCATCGTTGTACATGTTGGGGGAAGAGAAGTTCGGAATTTCAATCATCTTACTAACTCCTTGTTGTGTATTTAGATTAGAAGCCCTTCCGGACTTCTATCTGGAACCAAGCGCCGATACCCATTGCCTGTGCGCTCGTGCCGTTACTGTAGGCGATATAGAATTCCGTTCCGGCATCTACCAATAGCCAAGCGCCTCGAAAGGAAACCCCTTTTAGGCCATTGGCTAAGAGAAGATTTCTGTATCCGTTCAGGACGGTTTCTACTCCTCCTACGACTTGCACCAGAGACGCTACTCTTTGCCCGGTGGAAGAATTTGACTCGAAGTAATATGACGGCTGGACCCACGCCTTGCCGCCGTAGTTCGCCGGAACCTTCAGTACGCCGGGAGAAGCTGCATTGAAGAAGCTTCCTTCGTCGTGCAAAAGGTTCGAATAAGGCACCTTCGTGCTTGATCCTGAGAAGCTGGCCGTCAGCGATATCGCCGCCGACTTGATCTCCGTACCCGTTCCGGTAGGAGCGGCGGACACGTTGAACTCTGGAGGCAGATACTCGTATCCGACGACACCAGCGTCCCCCAGCGGCACGATACCGCCCGGATTGCCGAAAAGGGGAACCCAGCTTTGACCCTCAGGCCCCATGTCCCCGGCTTCGCCCTGGTCGCCGATGGGGCCTTTCAAGCCGATCGGCCCTTTGTCTCCGACCGGACCTTTCAGGCCGACGGTACCCGGACTTCCGGCCGCACCTTGAATGCCGATTGGCCCTTTGTCGCCAACCGGACCCTTCAGGCCGACGATGCCCGGCTTTCCGTCCGTGCCTTGAATTCCTATGATCCCCTTGTCGCCGACAGGGCCTTTCAACCCTATCAACCCGGGATTTCCCGACGGTCCTTTTTCGCCGACGGCTCCGGGGTTTCCGCTCGGACCCTGCGGACCTACGACTTCGACGGGTTGCCCCCTGACTGCGGTTACGGCGGCGACGTCTTTCTCGGTGAGAAATGACAGCCTTTTGTCCGCGCCCGACTCATGAAAAACGGATCTAGGCATTGGACCGCACCTCAAGCTGGCACCAGGTCACGTCGCCGCGTGTGACCGTGATGCCGTTTGAGTTGAGGCTGAACGCTATGACTTCGGACGGCTCGGGCTTGAACCAGGCCGATGACATGCCGATCATCTCTCGCTCGATGGAAGCGACAGTGGAACGGGTCGCATTTCCCGCCCACGCGCTGCTCCCGTTCCTCAGTATTGTGGCGCTTTTTCCTGAGGACGAACTGGAGAAGTCGTAGCTGTACGTAGCCCGCACCATCATAGAAGCCGGGATCGTAGCGGGTGCTATGAAGGTGCCTCCGGAAACGGTGAATGGGGTATCATTGCTCCGCACGTTGTCGAACGGCACGATCCCGTTATAAGCGACGGCTGTTCCTGACGAGAGCGTGATTTTGGCCGTCTTCAGCGTTTGACCGCCTGACCCTCCTGACGGCAGAGGGGGGCGCTGCGCTTCGGCGAGGATACCATCCATGCCAAGCTGGGCTATTCCGCCGGGAACGCCAAGCATCGACTGGTAATCCTCACCAGGAAAGCCGTCGGGGCCGCGGTCTCCAGTCAATCCCTTATCGCCTATCGGGCCTTGATCCCCGACTGGTCCTTTGTCGCCAACTGGGCCTTGGTCTCCATCAACGCCGGGGAGTCCTTGTAGACCTTGGTCTCCTGGAGGGCCTTTGTCGCCGACCGGACCCTGATCGCCATCGGTGCCGGGGAGTCCTGGAATGCCTTGATCTCCCGGAGGGCCTTTATCTCCAACCGGGCCTTGATCGCCATCAACGCCGGGGTCACCGTCCGGTCCGGGCAATCCGTCTTCTCCCGGCAATCCGGGAATCCCGCTTTTCAGATAAGCGAAAGTGCCTTCGTCCAGGACGATGATTTCCTTGCCATCGGCATAGAGTTTGAGGTCATAGCTGACGGAATAAAGCTCGCGGCCGTCATCGCTCAAGATCTTGAACTGAGCCATCAGACACCGCCTTCAAGGGCCGCAATGCGGTCGGCATGAGCAGCGGTGACGGCTGCGAGATTGGCGGTGTCGACGATAAGCTGGTCGACCAGTTGGTCATGAGCCACCGCTATAGCGACCGCGAGATTAGCAAAAGTGATGATCGCCGTTCCGGCTCCGCCACCTAGTTCCGTCAGAAGCAAATCGTCTGGAGATAGCGTGGTGACTACATTTGTAATGTCAGATATCTTTTTGGGTTCATCGGCCACGGCAAATCCCTCAAACCAATTGGAATGCACGGATCATACCCTTTTGGATTAATCCGTGCAAACGCGGTGGCTCCGGATGCAAAGATCAGGCGGCTGGAGTCCATGCGATGCGGAAACCGTCCGATGTCATCAGCGGGGATCCGTCAGAGGTCGTGATGTACCGGAAATTCGTCTCTTCGCCGCCGCCGCCGTCGGGAGGGGGGATGACTACGACGGGAGCGGCCCAAGACGAACCGCGCGAGCGGAATGGGGATCGGCAGGAGAATACTGAAAACATAACGACCTCTTTCAAAAGGAGAACCAATCGTCTATGTCTATCACAGACTGAACCTTCTTTGCTTGAACCGGAGCCGGATCAGGAACGGGCGGCGGGGGAGGGGGAGGCGGCTCGACCGCTGCTGGCGTCTTGAGCTTGTTTTCGTGCGGGATCAGAGGCGGGTAGTCGAGATAGGGTGTCGAAAAAACAGGATTCTCCAGCCAAGCCGCGAAGTCGGTAGCTTCCTTCATGTAGCGTGATTTCTTTTCGGGCGGCGCACCGTCGCAGATCATGAGAGCGCGGCAGACTTCCTCGGCAGTAAGATGCTCGGTCATATCGCATACCCCCGCGTCTTCCGGCAGGCAAACCGCACGTCGTTATTTACGTCCTGCTTTTCCCAGCTTTTCTGATAGCCGAGTGCTTCAATGATGCAGTCGTCTACCGTCTCAAAATACAGCGGAAGGCGTTCGGTATGACAGCTTGTGCCTGTACAAAAAGTCAGACTCAAAAGAAAAGCCCACGCCGTCATGATCCGTCTCCCCGTATGTGTTACCTAAAAAGATAACACCGCAGGGATCAACAGATCAAATGAGCGGGGCTTTTTAGCGAGCGTTAGGCTTCCTCCGTCTCTTCCTCTTCCGTTGCCGCCTCATCCGCCGCCGCCTCTTCCTTAGCCGCTTCTTCGAACTTAAGCCCTTTCATCTCAGCCCATTCTCGCAAGATAACCGCAAATGCATCTTCGTCGCGGTCTTTCGGAATGTCAGCATTTTTTTCCCTGACGTAATCCAGTAGGTTCTTAGTAGACTCGGAGCGCGCGGCATCGAATTTGAAAGTAAACCGCGTCGGCCTATTGCGCCGCCTATTCTCGGATACATTCTTCGGGAACTTTTCGCGGATGTATTCGATCAATTCAGGACGACTATGTTCTTCCGCATACTCCAGCATCTCAGGAAATGAATTCAAGAAGGAGTTCAACAACTCTTTATCGTCCTTCACATTCACGCGCGCGATTTCTTTCGCTTTCGTCCAGCCGAGCCGTGCGACTGTCTCCTCGTCCGCTCCAGCTAAAGTAAAAACGTCGTAGATCCTGATGTAATACATTGCCGTTCGGTACTCAAGACCAAGTTCTTGAGAGGCGTAGTCGGCGAAACCGCGCTTTCCCTCGACGAAACCAAGGGCTAGATGGAGCCGATTACTGTGGATATAGCTTAGAACTCCGCCGAGATCGTAGGCGGTCTCTTCGGATCGCCGCACCAATGCTTTGGCCGCATTCAGAGGATTTTCGTGCTGCTTAAAAATATTCTGAATATGGGGGGTCGGGCGGATCTCAGGTAGCGTCTTTCCGCTCGTATCAATTTCCACAACGTCGCCTTCCGGTCCGCCGACTTCTTCGACGGGGATGTCGTCCGGATCGATGATGTCTTGGGGTTGGCCTTCGTCGGGATCTTCGGTATCTCCCGCCGGGTATTGGTGTTCTTCGTCCAGGATCTCGCCTGTCATGTCATCTGCGTCGCGCTGGACTTCGAAGCGGCCTTCACGCCGAGCTACGACGCGCAGGACATCACCTTCGTTGAAGACGCGCGCCCGATCGTCTTCCGCTTTGTAACCGAGAAAGCGGACTTTCCTGCCTTTTTTAGCTCCAGACGCCACCGTTTAGCCCTCCCGCAAAAAATGTGGACAACAATAGCTTTGGGTTACATGCGGGGAGAAGTCAATACGGGATGGCTCCGGATGCACGCTATCACGCCATTCACCAGCGCGGCCACGAAATTGGCATCGGATAGGGAGAAACCGGAGGCCGTCAGGGCGTATTTATCAAGGGGTTTTTCCGGCTCGTAGAAGAATGCTCCTTTTCCCTCGTAAGCGATCAGGAAGCCGGAGCGTTCGTCCTCGCCTAAGAGGCCAGCGCCGATGATCCACAAGACGCCTCCGGTCGGACCCGTCAGCCGGACGCGTCCGTCTTCTATGAGGCATTGAGCGATGTAGTCAGACTGAGTTTCATAAGCGTTTTCCATTCACCCACGGTATAGCCGAGGGCGAATGCGGGTCAATGTCCGTCTACAAAGCGGCGGACTGCTTCCAGACTGTCGTAGCAGCTTCTATGAGCACCCCATAGCCGCAGGACGTATTCCGCGACATCGTTGTCCGAAGCCCCCTGTTCCGGCACCGCAGGAGCGATCGGACACGTCATCAAAGCGGCCGGAGGGATGACGTATTCCACTCGGACTTCGGGCGGCTCACTTGTTCCGCAGGCCGTCAAGAGCACGAGAAACGGAAGGGCCGCAAGAGTAAGTTTTCGGCGCATCTCTGACTTCCTTCAAAGATTTTTCGAGCGAGGCGGCTAGTTTTTCCTGATCGGCGGCTCTCTGCGAGAGTGCGGCCATTGCTCGATCTGTGGCGGCTCGTATCGCTGTTACAGCGGCGGCGTTGGACTCGGCCAAGGCGTTAGCGGCATCGATCTGGAAGCGCGCCTTCTCAAGTGATTCCCGTAGCGTGCTGACGGAGATAGCGTTGTACATGCCCCACGCGGCGATCAACCCAATGCCCATAAACGGCAGGAATCGTGTGATCAATGGAAGGAGGTTCAGCATCATTCACCGTCCTGATGAGCACGGGTTGGGGGAGGGGTGTCGTCGGCGCAGTCTGGGACGACGATGGGAGCCGGGCGGGGGAAAGAGGGGCGGCTGGTAGGCCATATTCCAGCGTTGATCTTCGTACGGTCTTCCCAGACAGCACCGAATACGTAGCTCCCGATGACGGCTCCGGCGAGGCCAGTAAGAGCCGTGGCGACCTGAGCATTCAGTGCCGAATCGTCTCCAAAAAGGATCAGGTACCCGACGGCAACGGCACAGTAATACAGCGTCCCTATGACGATTTTTCGCCGCAGGAACCAAGAGGATCTCTCCCCATTCCGTGGGTCTTCCATGTCAACGCCCTCCGTGCTTGCGGTAAGCGTTGGCAAGCTTCACGTCGTAGGCATTTGCCTTGTAGCCAGATCCGTTGTATCCGAGAGCAAAGCGCGCCCAATCCTGCTTCCTGAGAGCGTTGTGGAGTCCGGTAGCTTGGCAGTACGACACGAGCATCTGAAGCTGATGCCCCTCGGACTCCATAGCGGCACCGACGAACTCCTGAACGGTCGGATACCCGCACATCTCATGATGGACGCCCATAACCTGAAACGCACCCCAAGAAGCGGATTTGAGTGCTGCATCCGGATCGAGCTTCATCGCGCGTTCGAGGCGGGAGTACTGATCTCCGGAATACCCGGCGCGATACGACCCCTTCGTGCTGATGTCCGGATGACTGCCGTTGAAACGATAGCCCGTCAGCCGCCCGAAATAGTGGGATTCGAAAAGTATCTTTGGTCGGCCGTTCTTCATGAATCCCGATCCGGCGGACTCAACCTCGATCACTGCTTTGACGGCTGCGACCGGGCAGCCGAGAGTGCGAGCAGCGGCGGCAATGTCGGCTTCTGTCATGGGAAGTGCGGCACCGACGAAAGAGACTTCCGGCTCCGACGGCGGCAGGATCGGGACGACTGGAGCCTGGACGGCGGCCGGGGTATCGATCATCGGCGGCGGCGAGGGCTTCCTTTTCGGAAGAAAAATGTCGAAGAAGCCCATATCAAGCCGCCTTTCTTTTTATTGCCCGAGACATGAGGCGCAGCCATATAGCCGCCTCGAACTCCAGTTCGGTTTCGGTGTTCAGGAGCATCTGGTCGGCCGTACCGACGTAGTCCCGCCAATGCAGTTCCGAGACGTGCGGAACCTTGCCGATGCCGATTTTTGCGAGCATTCGCTGGAGCCAGGTCGTGATCGGCGGCTCGACTGAAGGACGGCGGATCACCCATATTTCGCCGCCTAATGCCCGGATTGCGTCTACTTCATGGGGAAAGCGCACGTCGTCTATGACCACGTCTCCATGCGTTTTGGAGATCTTCCGGAGCGTGATGGCCAGCCAGATGTCGCGGTGTATGTACGAATGTGCGTAGTCAGCGCCGAGAGTCTGCATCACGTGACGCGGCGTTTTCCCCATCAGTAAATCTGAGGGCTTCTCTTTTAGGGAGCCGTAGAGGTGCTCATCCGTCAACCCGAGCACTCTGCACATGTCTTTGATCGGCTCGGCGATACTGAGCTTCTTGAAGCCGTGATTTTCCATGACGCGCGATGCGGTGGTCTTTCCGGCACTCTTGGCGGCCATCAGGCCAATAATCCGACGATTCGCCATGATCACACCCGCACCTTTCCGGTCCAGCGACCGTGTCTGTCCATCGCCATCGGAATGACTCTTGGGAAGCCGTCACGCAAATACCCGACACCAATAAGTGGGCGCTTTGCCTGAATTTTGTTGTATACATACGCCATCGCTTTATCGTCTATCAAGCATCCTGTAGTCATCCCGAAGGATGCGCCTTTACCTCTGGAACCTGTATACTGAACGTCCAGAGTAGAATGATGATGTTCTTGAACAATATTGCACATACTGTCTTTAGAAGCGTTCCGAACGTTCGCGCCGAGACTGTGAACGAAAATGCAGTATCCTGTATTAGGAAGGTCTACTAATATCTCGTCTTCCCACCACCAGCCGTTTCCTTTTCCGTCGGGACGATAAAGACCAGTCGGAGTGTGGTCAGCAAACAAGGCGTCACGGTATGGGACGATGAGGTGTTTGGGAATCCCGTGTTCTTTTGCTCGGCGGAAGGCCATTGATCCATGATTTGAGGAGCACAATTCCATGTCCGGAAACATTTTTTCGACGGGATGAATAGTTGCCCGAGCCGCCTTGAGTTCCGGTCCGGCGGACATGAGGTCGGGGTCGGAGGCGTGGAAACTCATCGCGTGGTAATCAAGCTCGTCGCCCATGCCGATTATGCGGCGGGGCTGATAGATTTTCTTTATCTCTTCGAGGAAGGCCAGTGCGTCGGGATGAGTATAAGGAGCGTGAAGATCGGAAATGCACAGAATATCCGCGTTGTCGTCTTCACTATAAATCTTCCTTGAAGGGCTGAAATCCTTTTCCCTTACGGATTCCACTTCGGATAGAAGCGCTTGCGTCGCGTATTGAGAGACTGCCTTGGAAAGGGATTTCTGAGTAACGTGAATACCTCTTGCGGCCAAGAACTCGACCGCTGCGGGGAAGCTTTTCGTTTTCTTGTAAGCGTCTACGCAAATTTTGGTGTGATCTTCGAGAAATGCTGGGGTGTCGCCGATCTCGTCTTCGTCATCATCGTATTCACCGGACGGAGTGTCGATCACCTGCATTTTCGGTGCATCCGGAGCCACCGCAGCAGGGCTTGAAGGAAGCGAAGTCTTGATCCAGCGTCCGACTGTGCGGCGCGACACCCCGAGCCGTCGCGATATTTCGTATCCCGATAGTCCTGTTTTAGAAAGATCGACCGCTTGCTGTTGCGCTAATCTTGACATTCTCTCTCTCCTCATTCGCCCCGACACCCGTATTTTTCAGATCATCACCGTTGGACCGCATGGGATCACTGGGGCGGCGGACAAGTCGGCCATCTGGCCGCGCAGGGTGACCACCTCGCTCTCAAGCTCCGTGATGCGCTTCCTCGCGTCCACCAGTTGCTTTTCAGCGGCTTTAGAACTGGTTTCCGCTGCCGTGGCACGACGATCCGCTGAGTTCAAAGCCAAGTTAGCCTTATCCAACTCAAGCTCGGTAACTTGAAGCCTTGCTTGAAGACCTTTTACTTCTTCCTTGAACCGTTCTATTTCATTAGTTTGGTCAACGCACTCTTCACGGTATTGCGCAACTTCCACCTTTAATTCGTCTATTCTTACTTTCTGAGCGTCGACGACGGCCTTTATCAGGTCCAAATGTTCTTTAACGTCGTCCTTCTTTGACTTCTTCGCATCTGACAGAAATTTCAAAGCGACGCCGCCAGCCGCACCCAGCGCCCCGGTTATTGCGGTTGCGTTTTCCGTGATTGCTTTTTGGATGTCATCCCACATTTTTAAAATCTCCCGGAGGGCTCGGTGATCCAACGGCCTCCACGAGACCAAAACGACGTATCTTTACGCCTAAGCTCTTAATAAAGTACCCCTTTTGGGGGCGACTCGTCAAATGGACGCAAGACTAAGGACGCCGCTCCATTGCTGAGGCGGCGTTAGTTACTTGAAGGTTAACAAATGTGATTAGGGTGTCGTTAAGTATAGATTGGATGATTTGTTGACAGAGCTAGGTATTCCCTTGCTCCGTCAGGTGATGATGCAGAACCGCCTTCTGCGTGCCGTGGAAGGCGCTGGCGTTCCCGTGACGGATCGCAGGACTTCGACGTAGAGCCGGGAAACGCGCACTTCAGACGGAATGGTCATGAGGGTTTCGCTGAATGCGCGGGTGACAGATATGTCACCCGGGGTGACAGCCGCTCCGGGAGAGAAATCAACGTTGACCGGAAGCTCCTCCGCCTCCGCCGTCGCCGTGCCGAAAACGGTTGTTGGGCCGTCAGCATATGTGTCGGAATTCCGGTAAGTCGTTCCCGATCCGGACTGAACGGCTGAAGGAATGTTGCGGCTGGAGATCAGGCCGACATAGAGATCCCCCGCCGACACGTGAACCCAAGAGTCCAGTTGGATGGTATTCCAGCCTGTCGCCGTACCGAGGCGGTATGTACCAGTCGCAAGGAGAGCGCCGGGGCCGCCTCCAACGTCCACCTGGTAGAACACTGGGAAAAGCTCCGGCAGGGTCGAGCCGGACGAGCAGTAGAAGCTGACCGACTTGATGAAGCCTTCCTGCGCGAAAGATAGCTTGGCCACGGCCTTGCCGTTGGTCGCAACCAAGTCCTTAGCCGTGGCTCCGGGGGTCGTCCGTCCGATGATCATGTGACCACCTGGAAGCCTGCCTGGAGGGCGTTGACAGCTTCATACGTCCATGCGGCTCCGGTAGCTGGATCAGTCTGGTGTACCGCGCTGACGCGCTTGTAGGTGTTCGGCAGGCCGACGGGGGAGCCGTAAGCCTCGGTCGCTCCGGACTTCAATACCGTCCTGAGTTCGCGGGTCGCGCTGTTGTCCTTCCGTGCCAAGACGTTGACGGAAACAGCGTGAATGACGCTTGGAACGTCCGCCAAATTGCCGATGGCATACAAGTCTTTCGCCCCGACGAGGCCGCTGTGGACGTATGAGGAGTCGCCGTCCGGGGCTTCTTCCGCGATGCGGCTGAAGTTGGTCGTTCCGGTGTCGGGAGTGAAATCCCGTTGCGCGGTGTCTCCGCTGACGGTCCGGCGGTACGCTATGCAGTCACCGAGGAGCACGTTTCCGGGGGATACGCCGTCGAAGGTGTAGAGATCGTCGAAGCGGTTGATGCCGACGTTCGACATGCCGAGAGAAATTGCGTCTATCAGATCGTCCGTCCTTCCCCTCGTATTCACGCCGGAAGCCGTCAGCACCGTGGATCCATTCACGCGCAGGGTATAGCTCCCCGCCGTCGGATGCGTTGTCGTCAGAAGCTCTATGTAGTGCCAGCCGTCAACGGAAATGACCGGGGCGGAGGTCGCCAGTTCAGTCGTGTTGCGCAGGATCTTCAGCGCTCCCGTCTGCGTCAGCGAGACGCGAAGCTGGACGCCGCCGGACCGCTGGAGCGACAGGACTTCTGAATCGATCGACGCGAAAAGCGAGCGTCTGAAAGCCGTCCCGATGCCCACCGTCGCATGGACGGACGGAAGCCCTCTGATTAAAGAAAAAGGGTTGGACGTGGAGCATTGCAGGCATTTACCGCCGTATCGTCCCGCTCCGAAGGTGATTGTCGAGAGCAGGGCGGCGTTGGACGGAACCCATCCGCCGTGTCCAAGATCGGAGGCGGAGCCGTAGACATCGAAGCTTTCCGAAGGATTCATCATCTTATCTTACTCCGGCAAGCGTGATAGCAATGTCCGCAAGTGTCGTGTCCTGAACTTCTGGCGCTTTTACCGACAAGACATCTCCGGCGGCGAAGGCGGTGTCGGCGGCGGCCATGAACGTGGCGGCGGTCGCTGAGGCGGCGAAATTGACCGTTCCAAAGCCAACTCCGTTCTTCATCAGGGAAAAAGAAGCCGCTGAGGTCGCGCCAGAATCCGATTTAGCGATGCTGGAAGGCAATCCCGCCTTGAAGGTAACATTGCGCGGTAGGACGATTTTACAGACGATCTCGCCGTCTTCGGGCTTTCCGTCTATCTGGATCGGGATGTCATACGGTGCCGAGGCAGATCCGGGTATCCACGCCGAGGAGCTGGCCGACCACACAAGCGTCGCGCCATCGGCGGGAGAGGGGGCGATCACGTCGGATAGTGCGTCGAGCGTCATGCCGGAAGAGATAGAGGGATCAGGAGCCAGGGCGATGACGTTGACGGTATCGCACATCAGAATCCTGATAGCGGCCGGGGGAAGAGAAACGGGAACTTGCTGACCAGGTGCGCCGATGAAAGCCGTCTTGTCCGTGCCGTTCCGTAGAGAGAAAATCCGCATGGATGCCGGAACCGTCAGCGTGAAATCTGCCGCTGGCGATCCTTGGATTACGAGATGAGCCGAAGACATTTCAGAAGCCGTCAGGGATCGGCTTCCGGTAATAAGGACGCCGACGACACGGTTCATGGCCGCGTCCAAAATGTCGAAGGCGGCGTTCCCCGTGACTTCCTTTTGATTCTGATTCGGCAATATGTGAGGTATGTTCAAATACGGTGTCGAACTCATCGAACTCTCCTTGAGCGACCAAGCCCGGCGACCGCCGAAATTTGGCTTATACTAAATACCACTTTTGAACGAGTGCCGTCCAATCGGAGGCTGACACCGTCGAAGGCGATGTTGTTGGCCGTGCCAGCTACCCGGTTTGCCGTGAGGTTCACCTGGGCCTTCCGAGCGGTGGCCGGGACGGCGGCGGTGAATGTCATCGTCTGCCAAACACCGACGACGGCCGGGGAGGTCGGGGTGCTGAAGTGCTGGCTGATCGGCGTTCCGTCTTCGAGGAAGAACTTCAATCCCAACGTGGCCGTATCGTCCGGCGCGGTGGAGACTACGTTCACCGTGACGGTGCATGTCACCGATCCGGCCTCTATGTCCTCCATAAAAGCCGCGTCCGACAGGGAAGTCATCTGAGACATGCGGCACGTAGCGGCATTTCCAGCGTGCCAGAACCATGCGTTACCGGAAGGTGAAGGCCCGACGTTCCCCGTGTCTCCCGAGTAGCTCTTGTAAGTCTGGAAGCTCCCGGTCTCCACGGTCCATCCCTTCAAGCCAAGCTCGCTGCCGGGATTGGTGAGGAAAAGGCGGGCTACATTCCCGCCCACGTCAGCAAGGTAGTCGACGTGGCTGTAGGAGCATGATGGAGCCGATACGGTGATCGTGCGCAGGATTCCGGAAGCGTCGGAGACATCGACCGCGTAGCGTTCGACCTGTTCGTTCAGCGGCACTTCCCCGATGCCGTCCGTCCATTGGCCGCTATGCCGTGTCCTGCGTATCCACGTGCAGACGGCGTTCCGTCCGGAATCGTATGCGACCTTCGCATGGACCGGGGAATATGGCCTGAGGGCTTCCGATGTGTTTATGAAGGTCTTTTTCTGCGGAATCGGAGCGGTCTGCGACAGGGAAACCGTCTGGTAAGTCAGCACCTTCGCCCGGTCTTCGACGCTCGAAAGCCGCTGGAATGCCGCCCGATCGAAGACAAGGACGTTCTCGGAAAGAACGTGCTCGTTGACAGCCCAGTCCGTGCCATAGCGTCCACGCAGGATGTGAGACAGCCGCCAAGTCGTCTTGCCGATCGACTCCGCCTTCCCGAATTGAATGATTTCGTCTCCGACTATGAGCGTGTTCGCACCGTTCAGGACGTCGATATCCGGCCGCGTCTGAAGGTCGAAGGAGGCAAAAAGCCGGACTTCCAATACCGATTCATCGTCCCATACCCCGTAACGGGGATTGGTCTTCAGGATGCTTCGCGTCTTTCCCCAAATGCATCCGACGTCGGTAGCCGCATAAGGCTCGTACGCCACGCCGTCGGTTGACCGGAGCAACGCCGCTCCCTGCCACGACATGTTGGCTCCCCGGTACATCGGAGCCGCCGCCCATAAAAACCCGCCTTGGTTGGCATCTTCCGGCCCGAGGCATGGGAGATTCAGGAAGAAGCCCGTGCTGTCCACTTCCCATGGAATGACCTGAGGGCGGGAGGCTTTCCACTTGGCCGCGACGACGCTGGCGGTGTCGTAGACGCGGGTGTCGGCGAGGGTAGCTTCGGTCTCTATGGAGAAGTCGGTTCCGAGCGTCATCTTGCGGATGCGGAGCGACAAGGTGTCTTTCTGGCTGTCCGTCCTCGTGATACGGACGATGTCGCCGGGGTCGAGATCGACGTTGCTGGCGTTCATCGTGAAAGTGGCCGTCGTCCGCTCGATCAGTGCTTCATGAAGGCCGACGTGGACGACCTTGGCCGCAAGGTTCCCGTCCATCGCGATCCGCGTGAGATCGTGCGTGACGCTGTTTTCGACGGTGAGGTTCTCCGACGTCGCCGCCGTCTGGGTCGCCTTCTGGAATGAATTGGCGGAATCCGAATAAAGCACCGTGACTGACTTGGGAAGCTCGGCCGCCTGCGCGATCGTCACCGCAATCGGGTCTCTGTCTTCCTCCGAAGTCGGCACAAGCTCGCCTTCGTCGAACGTCCGATCAACGAGTTCCTTATTCCGCTTCACGAATTTCAGCTTGTAGTCCGTCTCCAGAACGTCGAAGAAGAAGGCATCCTTGATCGGCTTCATCTCCGCCGCCGCCGTCCCTTTGAACTCGACGCGGTACCCGGTGACGACATCCTCCGCAAGCTCGCTCACATCGATCTGGTTTTGTTCCAGTCCCGCGCGGCGGCATATGTCGGCGCAGATCGTCCCGATGGTCACCTTGCCGTCGCCGAATCTGTCCAAGAAAAGCTTCGTCGGTGCGTCCAGAGGGTCAACGCCGTGGCTGTTCGACCAGACGGCGGCGAGCAGGGGATCGTAGAAAGCACCGTTCAGGTCGAAGGGACCGAAATTCTGCGGCACATTCCATTCACGAATGACGGAAAGGTCTCGCGTGTCGATCCGGCGCAGGAGATTTCCAAGCTGAAGGACGACCGCACCTTCGACCGTCGGCTGGCTGTAGATCATCGACCTGTTGAAGCCGCCGCCCACGACGTTAGCTTCGGACAGCTTGACGAGAGACCAAGTGGCGATGTCCACGGACGCGAGGAATCCCGATCCGTCCGAGACGCGCTTCATGACGAGTATGACGCACCGCGTCCGGGTGTCGAAAACGGCACCGTCCGCTACCATGCCTTCGAGAAGGGGACTGATGTCGCCGATCCGGTGCGACGACAGAGTCACCCCGCCATCAAAACCGACGTCGTTTATCCAGGTGTCCGGCGCTACCGGGGAATTCCTGATCGAGATGACTAGAGCACGGACCAAATTGGCCGAGTCTGCTATCGCCATTATGTTCGTCGTAGCGGTTCCCTGAAGCGCAAGCTCCGCATACGTCGGCAGGCCGTAGGAGTCCTTGCCGTAGGTCGTGACGGCTCCGAGGGTGCCGCTGGTCGAGCCGGAACCCGTTCCCGCGACGTCCAATGTCCCGGCTCGTATCGCTTCCTTGGAAATGGCGTAGACCGTAGCTCCCGTCGTAGATCCGGCGAGAACGATCATGTCCGCGATGACGGAGCCGTGGTCGAATAGATTGAGAGATCCCAGCCGGAGGAAGCCTTTCGGTTGGCATGTGTCTCCGTCAATTTCTACCACCGTTCCGACGGAGGAGGCGTTTAGGCACGCGAAAACGGCACCGTCAGCAGGGTTCACGACCGGGCGGGAAATGAAGCTCGGGACGTTGGCAGTTCCCGGATTTGCCTCGCGGTAACCGTCCAGGAACGCGTCGTCGGTGATGTCGCAATCCTCTTCGAGGACGCCCGTGATCCTGTTGACCTTGAACAGCTTTCCTCCGGTTCCGCTGGACAAGCCCCAGACGTATGGCCTTACCGGATCAAGCTCCCATTTGTCGTTCGCCCAAGTCTCAACGCCCTGTATCGGAAGCTCCACGCCGTCGGTCGCATATGAATCGACCTTCGATCCCGCGATGACCTCCACTTCGATCTGCGGCAGTTCCTTGGACAATCCGAGAGGCAGATCCTTGACGCGGACATACGCCAGTCCACGATGCGCCGGGGTCTTTCCGACGCCGATGACGGCTTCCATCTCGGGGTCCGGCATCTGGTCTTCCGATCCCATGTAGAAGCGGAAAACGGCGGGGTCGTATTTCGCGCTCTTTCCTGCAAGGGACTTGTCCGACAGGTCGACGACAAGCTCGCCGCCGATCCAGATGCGCCGGATAGCGTCTATCGGGCCTTCGCAGATCGCGAGGCATCCCGTGAAATAATACTCGTACTGGCGCGCGATGATCGACAGTCCGCCGCCGCCCTTCTTGCTTCCCTTCTTCCGTCCGCGCGACCCGCTGCTCCGGTCGGAAACGGACTCCCGCAGAGGCAGGCTCCAGATGACTTTGCAAGCCAGACGGTGCATCCCAAGAACGCGCGGGATCGGTTCCCCCAACGTCTGAAACATCAGGTTAAGCCCGGTTCTGCGTCCCTCTTCCGTCGCCGACGACGTCTGCCTTCTGCTCCTGCCGCCCATTTTTTTATTCCTTCATCCTGTAGGCGGCTACCGCACGGTCGAGCCATTCGTCGTCCAGTCCGTGTTCTTTGCAGCGCCGAAGTCCGGGAGAGGTGTGGATAAGCGTGAGCCGTCCGTCTTCCGTCTCTCCGACTATCGCCATGTGAATCGGCCAGCGTTCCCCAAGGTCGAACAGCATCACGTCTCCTGCTCCGGCTTCTCGGATACCGACAGCGTCCATATGCCTTGAGAAGATTTCCCGAATGTCGGTGCTGTTTGTGAAAGGGAGTTTGTATCCGGCTATGTCCTCTACCGGATGGCCTATCGCGGAAAAGGAGCCGATGACGACCCCGGCGCAATCGGCTCCGAAGCGGTTTCTTCCCTGATGACGAAACGGAACGCCTAGCCACTTCCGGGCTTCGGCTACCAGGTCATTCCGCGTCTTCATCTCCGTCATCGGGAATTTCCTCTTCCGTGTCGTCTACAGGTTCAGCTTCTTCAACGCCTTCGTCCACGGCACCTTGCGCGTCTTCGCCGGGACAGAACGGCTCACCGCGGAAGTTCAGGATGTTGTTGAATGCAAGGCATCCCTCATAAGTATTACCACAGCTTGCGACGATGCTCAAAACGTCGCCCACGACTACGGGGCGATAGAGGGTGGTGGCGAGCTTCACGTATCCCGTCGGGCGGTATCTAAGGACGTCCTTCGTCGTGAAGGAATTTGCTCCAGTGCTGAAAGTGAGCTTGCCGCCGTCGAAATAGCCTCTTCCGGGATCGGTTTCGGTGGCCGGGACGGGATCCTGCTCGATGACGTTGATGTAGAAAGCTCCTTTGGGGTCTTCCGGATCGAGCGCGGTCACGGTGGCCGTACGGGCGTATGTCGCGAGGTTGATCTTGCACTTGGAATCGCCGAATTTGGCGCGACATGAGGTCTGGTAGATGCCGCCGACGGATTGGCTGAGCTTCTGTTTCAGTCCGCGAACCTCGGTGGCGTTTTCCGTCTCGCCGATGCCTACGGCTCCCATCGAAGCCTTTCGGAACCGGATGATTCCTTGCGTCACGTCCGCATAGTTGACCGCAAAAAGCTCGATGTCGCAGCCATCGTAAAGGCCAGAGGTCACGTCCGGTTCGTAGATGCTGTCGGAGTCCAGGATAGCCTTCAGGTCGAGATTGTCCACCTCCAGATCGGCCGCCGTGGTGATGGCGGTGCGGACATATCCGAGCGCCGCCCGGTACGTCTGTCCGAGAACGACCAGATCTTCGTGATGATCGGTCAAGGCTACGACCTTGCCGTCGCGGCGGGTTATCTTGACGCATGATGCGAGGGTGTGGACGTCCTGGTTCAGGTGCTCCCGCATGTCTCCGGAGATGAGTTTCACAGCCAGATCTCCTTGATCCTGATACCAGCCCAGCCGACGACATTGAAGGAAGCGAGGTTGAACAGTGCCGAGTCTTCGTCGAATCGGGCGGGCACGTCGAATTCGCAGTCAACGACGATGGAGTGACCGAGCGGCGGGGCGACGTCGAAAGTGATCTTTCCGGTGGTATGGTCGAGCGTCCAGCCGGAAGCCCTCTCCACGCCGTTGACCCACACCCTGCAAGATCCGGCGACGGGCTTGTGGATGATCCGGACTTCGGGATTGTCCGTGCCGTAGATCTTGACGATCTGGAAGACCTTCTTCACGCCGTCGCCGCTGTCGATCTCCTGCGTGTCCACGTGATGGTCAATGTGGTCGTACATCCGGAATCCGTAGCCGCGACCTCTCATTTCCCTGAAGAAGTTCATGAGGATCTGGACTTCGGACATCTCCTTCAAGCCGTGTTCGCAGTTGAATACGAGCTTGCCCCGGTTCCGGTTGACCAGCCGCTTTTCTCTGCCGTTAAACAAATTTGTTACGCTGGTTTCGTATTCCGGCCCGGACTCGTAGCCGTAAGCCACGCTTTCCGGGAACCGCTTTTCGATGAATCCCGCCACTTCGGCCATGGTTTAATACCCCCCGCTCAAATCGTTGCGCTCGTTCTGACGCGTAATTTCTTTTTTCAGATCGCTTGCGAATTGAGAAACCGATCGGCGCCTGGTTTCCTCGTTCCTGAATGCTTCGGCTGGCGGGTTGATCGTGATGCTGTAGTAGTTATTCACGCCCGATCCGGAACCCGATCCTCCCGACGACGGCAAGGCTCCGGAAGCCCTTGAGGTTTCGGTGCGGCGAATGACTTTGGCTGTGGTTTCCAGCGCGGCGGCGGCCTGCCGGGAACGCTCCTCCGTCAAGACTTCCTCGTTCTTCATCAGGACTGCGTCGACCTCTCCGGGCTTCAACGAGCCGACCTTGCCGCCGTCGTGGAATACGAAGGACTTGGACGTGACTCCGAAGGACGAAAACTTGTCTTTAGCCTTCCTGATCTCATCGGCCTTACGCGCTGCGTCTTTCTTCGTCTCTCCATCTTCCAGTTCGCGGAGAATGTCCATCATACCGAAGCTGGTCATTTGCTGCTCTCCGGTCGGAACCCAGCCCTCGCGCGGGGCGTATTCCCCGCTGCGCTGTCCGGTAGAGACGAATTTGTATCCCTCCAAGCCGCCGAGGTTGAGGGTGACCGTCCCTCCTGAACCCGTAGTGCTTGGAGCCAGCGTCTTGTTCTGCGCGGGCTTTATGTATCTTTGGTCCGCCAGAGCTTGTTTCCGTGCCTCCTCGGCCGCCCGGTACGGAGCCTGCCTATCTTCGTAGTCGCGGGCGTATTGTTCGTTGCGTCGGGCTACGTTCTCGTCCGACCAGTAGTTTTCGGAAGGCTTCGCCGTCGGCTTTTTCTTCGGCTCCGACGAAGAAGCCGATCTTGCCCTGTCCGACGACGAAGACGACGAGGAGGATTTTCCCGACGACGAGCCGGAGGAGCGCGGAGCCGACACGTCCGAGGACGATCCTGAAGAAGACGATGGCGGCGGTTTTCTCGCGGCTCCGGCAGACGGAGTCGAGAGGTCGGACATGATGCTCGACATGTAGGAAGCCGCGGAGGCCGCCATTGACTTCACGGAATCCCACAGGGACGAGAAGAATCCTGCTATCCGACTTACGAGGCCGCTGAAGAATCCTTCCGTGCCGCCAAAAGCCTTCTCGACGCCGGACGCCGAAGTCCCAGCCGCCTTTTCTATCCCTTCGAAGGCTGAATAGGATGTATCGGCTGTCTTCTCGAATGAATACGTGATGCCCCGCTGCATTTCCACGAACGACGCTTCCCCGGCCAAGGCCGCCTGGTCTGCGGAGTCCGCCATGCTTTGCGTTGCCTGCGACGTCGTTCCCGTCAGGGAATTCCACACCGACTGGATGCGGGAGACTGCGGTGCTGAAAACGCCGACGATCCGGTCTCCCATGTCCGAGAAGTAATTCGCCACGGTGTCCACAACCTCACGGACGCTTTCGACCATCGACCAGAAAACCCCGACGACCGAATTCAGTGCGTTCTGGACGGTCAGGACGACGGATTGACCCATGGAAGAGAAATACCCGACGACGGAAGACACCGCCGAGGACGCTCCCGAGACGAGGCTGTTCCACATTCCGGCGAGAGTCGCCTTGATCGAAGCGACGTCGGCGGCCACTCCGTCCTTGATCAATTGCCAGTTCGATTTCGTCTGAACCGCCGCCGTGGCCGAAGCCGTTCCGACTCCCTTGACGGATTCGGATGCTTCGGCGGAGGATGAGGCGAAGGAAAACAAAGCGACGGTCGCAAGCCCTATTCCAGCGGCGAGGATGACGTATGGATTCGCCCAAGCGGAAGCGGACAGCGCGAGGTTGGCTCCCGTCGCTATCCTCAAAGCTCCGGTCAGCGTAGCGACGGCTCCGGTTACGGCGGCATAGACTCCCTGTACGGCGGCCAAGCTCATCGCGACGGCGCGATATGTCAACGTCGCTCCGGTAGCGGCCACGACGGCTGCGGCCGACGTCCTCAAGGCGGCGGTCACGAGGGCTATGGAGCCGCCGATTCCGGCGTAGATCGCGCTGATCGAAGCCAGCGTCAGAGAAACCGCGCGGAAAGTCAGCGTGGCCGTCGTCGAGATGGCGAGGGCGGCTGCGATGACTCCGATTGTCCGCCCTAGATTCTCGAAGGTCGGGAGGACGCTCTTGTCGATGGAGAATGTCGTTCCGAGGAAGCGGTTGAGAACGTTTAGAGCGCCTTGGAGCGCATCCGAGACGACGCGGACTGCGACCTGTCCGAAGGCGCGGAGGAAGTCGAAGGTGCCCTGGAAGCCCTCGCGGAAGCCGTTCGAGAAAGAGGTGAAGAAGTCGGCCAGCTTGACCGCTTCTTTCCCAAGTCCGAAGCTGATCTGGCCTATTCCCTTAGCTATGTCCATGAGGACATTGTTCAGGGACATGGCGACGGTCGCCGCTACGGCAAGCAGGGCTATTGGACGTGCCAGCGGGAATGCCATCGCGGTCGCGTTGAATGCGGCCATCGCGGCGTTCGTCAGCCAGATAGCGGCGGCATAGGCTTTGAACGCGACGAAGACGGCAGCGGCGGCGGCGAGGGACTTGAGTGCGGTCGCGGCGGCCGTGACGACGACGTAGCTGCCTTCGATCTGATCGCGCATGCCGAAGAATGCCTTCACGACGTCGGTTGTGAAGCGCACTATCCCGGTCAGGATCGGAGCCAACGTCGTGTCGCTGATAAGGCGAAGGTAGACTTCTTCGACGGTGGAGCGAAGTATCTTGATCGCCCCGTCGAGGTTGTCGATCATGATCGCGGCCATGCGTCCGGCCGAGCCTTCGAGCTTGGATTCGGCTCCGGAGGCGGCTCCGGTGATTCCGTCGTATGCGGCGCGGACTTTCTGGAAGAAGCTCTGCGACGCTTCTCCCGCTTTTTGGCTGCTTTCCGCGTATTTGTTGTTTACGCCGGACAGCTTGTCCACCTTGTCGATGAATTTGATGACGTTGGCCGATCCGCCGAGGGCGTACTGGCCGAAAATGTCCTTGATGTATTTCGTGGTGTTTCCGTCCATGATCCCGGCGTTCTTCAGCGCCCTTAGGGCGTTCGCCAGTCCGCCGACCTTAGCTGGATTCACTTCGTCGAGGCTGAGTCCAAGAGCCTTGATAGCATCCGCTCCCCCCTTCGTTGGAGCGGAAAGGGAGGTCAACACCTTCCTCAGCGCCGTTCCGGCCATCGAACCCCTGATGCCGCCGTCGGCCATCGCGGCTATAGCGGCGGTAGTTTCCCTGAAGCTCACGCCGACGAGATCCGCGATGCTTCCCGCGTATTTCAGCGTCTCTCCCAATTCTTCGACGTTCACGTTGGATTCCGCCGACATGTACGCGAAAGTATCGGCTATCTCTTCCATCTGCGATGCCGACATGCCGAACTGCATCATAGCCTGAACGGAAATATCCGTGGCTCGTGCGAGGTTCAGCCCGCCCGCCGCCGCAAGGTTCAGGGTGTGGGGAATGCCCTGGTATATCTGATCAACCTGAAGACCCGACCGGGCCATGTATTCCATGCCCTGCGCGACTTCTCTGGCGGTGAAAACCGTCGCCGCTCCGAGTTCTCGGGCGCGCGTGGTCAGAAGTTGAAGATCCGCCTCCGTTCCCTGTCGGACGGCCTGAATCGTCTTCATCTGCTTTTCGAAGGAGCGGAAAACGTCCAGCGCGTCGCCCGCGACGTTGGCGAACGACATTCCTGCCATGAGCGGCACCATCTGGCGTACCGTATCCAGCAGCCCTCCGGCGTGTCTTCCTGCGGCGGAGAAGCCGTCCCCCATTTTGTCGATGTTCGACTTGAGCGTTCCGACTTCGCGCTGAAGATCGCCTATCTGCCTCCGCATGTCCGAGAAAGACCGGGTAGACATCGTCGCCGCAGTCGAAGAAACCTGTCTCAGAGCCTCCGAAAGCTTCCGCGCGTCGGCCTCCGTCAAACCGAGGGAACCGCCCAGGTTGGCCGGGATCTTGAGCTTTGCCAGTTCGGCGTTGGCCTCTTTTGCCGCTTTCGCGACGGCGGCAAGCTGCGTCTTCAGGGTGCTAAGAGCCGGAGCCTTTCCCACGGCGGCCATCGTCTTAGAGAGCGTGTTGATCGCGGCACCCAACGCCTTCGCGTCCTGTACGCTCTTCTCCAAGCTGCCGATCTTGAACGTGCCTCCTTTGACACCTCCAACCTTGCCGAGAGCGACGGAAAGCCGTTCGGCCTTTTTCACCGCGTCGGTAAGACCGGAACCGATGTTTCCGGACAGGGATGCCTTAAGCTTGTCGGCTTGTGCAGCGCTCTTGACGAGGGAGAGATGCAGTTTGTTGGAATCGTTGGCGACGGTCGCCAATCCGTTGAGCTTGATCGAATTCCCGAGCTTGGCGAAGTCGGCGGAAACTTGCGCGAGAGCCGTTTTGGCTTCGTTTTTGGCGCGGATCGTAAAGACGATTTGTTTATTGGTAGCAGCCAAAGCCATAATTCGATCCGCCTAAAAATTTAGGAAAGAGGCTTTCGTCTAGCCTCCGCCCAAGAGTTTCTGCCTGTTCTTCGCGCCTTCTTCCCGTCTCTTTTCCTCTTTTTCACGGATCGCATCGCATTCACGAGTAACTTGATCCATGACCTTGAAGGCTTCGAGAAGGACTGAAGACTGGTCTTTCTTGCCTCCGCCGTCCGGAAGAATGCCGTGCTGCCGATAATCGCCGTGAGCGTCAAGTATTTCGAGGATGAGGGAAGACGTCTCATTCGACTTGCAAAACGCCTTCCTCGGACATTCATGAAATTTTATGCCGCATATTTCCTGCGAACTCTTCAGCGTTCCGGTACAGCCCTTCTTTTCTCTCTTCGCATCGGTGGTGTCTTTGTGCGAGCAGGTATAGCCTGAGTCGAGAAACAGGCTATACACTGCTCCAATCAGTTTTTTGCGTCGGTTTCCGTCAGCTTGTTGAACGCAAAAATCTCGTGGGACAGAAGGTTCTGGTCCTGAAAATGGATCTTTGAGACAACGTCGGGAGCTAGTCTTTCGTATTCCTTGCCGCCGATGTTTTCCTTGCCCATCCTCAGCTTCAAATCGTTTCCGTCAACGTCAGCGAAGTTTTCCACCGCGACGAGGCCGAAAGACACGACCTTGGCCAAGGCTTCGACGGTGCCGGAGCGAGCGAGTTCGATCAGATGTGCGCAGAGGCGCGAGTCCAGAGTCTTGATCGTGAAGCGGGAAGCGTCTTCCGTGCCCTTGTCCGGGTCCGTGTCCAACTCCACAACCTTGGTATTCGCGAGATTGATTGCCCTGAGTGCCATTTTCGTCTGCCTTTCTTTCCTGTTGGCCGACCGTGCATCCGAGGTGGTCCCGGATGCACGCCGATTTACGATTAGTTTTTCGTCGCTACATGTCTTTCGACCCAAGAACCTGGATTGTCTTCGAAGACCTTCCGTGCTCCGATCGACGTGAGCCGGATCGCCAGGATTTTCGGAGATCCGACACTTCCGTCTTCACGGACGGGACGGTGGAAAACGACATAGATTTTTGCCTCCATCCCCTTTCCCCTTTTCCCATCCATGATTACGGTTCCTACTCTTTTAGATTACCACAAATTCGGCTCAGCAAAAAATCCAGCGAACGGAATCGTTCCCTTTGAAGCGCTTGGCTCCGAAGCTGATGTCATAAGTGACGATCATGTCCCGGTCGGAATACGGCATGCCGCTGATCTGGCAGCGGGGCATCTCGCACACGACCATGTTGCCCCTCTCCTGTCCGACGCGGGTGGAGAAGTGGACGGGACGGCCTTTGGACATCTGGGCCCAGAAGCCGACTTCGCTCTCAAGCGTGGCTTCGGGGGTCATTCCGCCTACCGGAGTGCGGTCGGTGATGCGGTATCCCTTGTAGCCTTCGCGGCTGTTCACGTCCGGGCGAGGAACGAGGTTGTTGCCTTGCTCGAAGCTCCAATCGCCGACGACAAGTTCAGACTCGCTTCCCCACGTCAGGTTGGAGAGTTCTACCATGGGCGTAGTGCCTTGATCGTAGACGGGGTCTTCGGGCATCGGCAGCGTGACGACTTCCTGATGCTGACCCTGGAAGGAGAACTCCATCTTCGCCGTTTCGCCCGAGGTGGCGGTGACGGTGAACGTTCCCATCGCGCCGAGGATCTTGTGTCTGTTGTCGTCCATGTACATGTCGAGCGTGATCGAGGGGAAATTGTCCGAGATCAGCTTGTATCCCACGCCTGTAGGGGTTACGAGCACGCGGAAGATATCGCCTGCGAGCAGGGTTCCGGTGAAGGTCGGGGTAATCGTCGCGAGGGAATCGCCGAGGTCGAGCGCGTCTCCGGACGTGACGACCACGTCTTCCAGCGCGGCTCCGCCTTCGTCCGCGTCGTTGTTCGTGACCGACACTTCTGCGACACCGGATCCGCCGCCCTGCGTGACGGTGACGGTGTACAGTACGGGTTTGGCGAGGGCGGGCGTGCCTCCGGCTACCCACGTGACCTTCTCGCGAGCTATGGCGCTGGAGGCGAAGTCGGGAACGACCTTGCCGACGCACAGCGCTCCGGTGACGGCGTAAGCCTGGTAGCCGCAAGCGCGGATCAGGCGGCCGATCTTGGACTCGTCGGACAGAAGGCCGGACTGCGTCTTGCCGTTGCCGCGCACTTCGACGGTGAAAGTCATCGTGGCGAGCTTGCGCCCGACGGTGTCCTCGAACTTGTCGAGGTCGGTGGAAACGCGGAGTGACTCGATCATAGTCTGATCGATCTCATAGCCCGGCTCGCCCGCGTCCACCGCGTCATCCGTTGCGTTGGGGGCTGCGTCCACTCCGTATGCGGATTCGATCTTCGCAAGGACGACAGACCGCTTCGTGCTTAGTGTTTTAAAAGCCATTTCATTCACCTTTTAGTCTGCGCGGATCTGCCGCTAGATGCCTGTAGTGTATTGACCAGACCGAAATCCCGTTTACGATTGAGTCTCCTGAACCGTCCACGTCGAACTCGCTTCCCACTTCATCGGCGGTAATTGCTAGTCCTCCGAATTGCTCCGAAGAAATCGCGTGCATCCGCCGCTGCACATCTACAAGTATCCTGTTCAGAACACTTGAAGAATTACTTTTCTCGTTCGGGACAATCTTGTGGTAGAAGGTGAGGTTTACGAGAAGCATCTTGTCCGTGGACTTGTTGACTTCAGGTCTACGTTCCTCTCTCGAATCCACTATTTCCAGAACGTCTAAGGCTCTTCCAAGATCGTCTACAACGAATGGCCGCCTGATGATTTTCTGACCCCAGGTCGTCGTGTATCCGTCTTCTCCCGCCCTTACGTCGCTAAAAGATTCCGAGACGTAGCGAAGGATATTTTCCCGGACGCTGAGGGAATGATCGCGGACAAAAGTCACTTCACACCCCCATTGACTTCATGAGAGCCGTTGCGATCTTCGCCTCCATTTGAGGATACCCTTTTTCCATAGCGTCGTTCAAACCGAGTCGGGACTTGATCGTGACCGACTTCTTGAGGACGTAGAGGGGTTCTATTCCCTCGCCGACCTTGCGCCTGCCGATGATCAAATTTCCCTTCTTGGACCTGAAGACAAAGCCTCCGTTCCAGTCCCGAGGGCGGTTCCGGAGAGGAATGCCCTTTGAGGAAAGAGCCGCCTGAAGAGGGATCGCGAGGTATTTCGACCGCTTGGGAGTGATCGTCCCTCCAGTCTCGTGAATGCCCATCGTCCCTGTGCTGATCGAGCCGATGATCGAGTCCAGGGAGCCGCCGCGGACGGCTATCGACCGCTTGATCGAGGCCAGTCCCGCACCGGAGCGCTTGTGAAGCGAGTCCGACTGGCTTCCCCAAGACCACGCCTTCGAGTGCCGGGCTTCAAGTTCGCGGAAGACCTTGTTCAGGCCGTCACGAACCTCTTTCGAGACAAGGGGGCCGCTTTGGGAAATGCCTTTGCTGATGCCTTCGGGAGCGGATTTCAGCCCTGCGGCGAGGTCGGAGAATTCCTGGCCGGATACGTTGACGGAGACTTCGAACATGTCATGACCTCCCCGTCAGGATGCGGCGGTATGGGGCGCAGAGATCGGCCGCCTGCGGTACCAGACCGCCGACGCTTTCCCACTGGGCTTGCGCCATAACCCCGGTCTTGGATTCGGTGCGCTCTTTCTCGAAGCCGATGTTCAGCCTGTTCATTCTCTTTTCGAGATACAGAGCTTGATAGAATCCGGCCAGACGCAAGGCTTCCGGCGCTCGGGCAAGCCACGCGTCTCCGTCAGGCTCCGTAACGATCGGTTCGTATCCTCCGACGTAGGAAACCTTCACCGAGCGGGTGCTACGGACAGTAGGAACAAGGAGGCGCAGAACGCCCCTATCTGCATCGATCTCGTAGTCCGAGAGACTCAGAGCCGTGTTCGGGGAGAAACGCCCTGATGAAGCGTAATGCACTTCCAGCGGCTCTGAAGCGTCAATCGCGAATGTTTCCAGATGGAGCGGCTTCGCATAATCGGCGGTCGATAGAAATTCGATGCGGCCCCCTCGCGTCAGCGTCTTCCGAATAAACGACTCCACATTGAGAGTCGCCTGAAGGACGAGACGGCGATAAATGCCGTCTCTTTCCGTCGAGTTGGAGTCCGCAAGCTCGGCCTTCAACTCGGAAAGATTGACAAGGGGAGCCGTCGTCATGATCAGCGAGCTTTCGGACGGCCGGAAACGACCGGAGCGGCCGGGGCGGAATCGTCCATGTCAGCTTCGTCGGCATCGGTCACGACCGGGGAGGGGGTGCTGACAGTAGCCGGAGCAGAAGCGCGTCCTACCGGAGAGAAGACGAACTTGGGAACGTCCATCGGCTCCTTGGTAGTCGGATGCAGAGCCTTGTCGACCGCATAAGTCTCAAGGTGCTGCTTCGTCGCTTCGTCCACGACGACCGACTTGCCGTTGACGTACTTCACTCCGGCGAGGATGTAGATGTCGCCGTGCTTCAAAGTCGCATTGTACATTTCGGCTTCCTTTTTTCATGATGCCTAAAGATGTTGACGGAGGATCAGGAACCCTCCGTCAGTAGTGCGGTAGATCATCCGACGTTGATGATCTTGGCGGCGGCCTTCGGATTCACGACGGTAACGCCCATAACCAGCGTCGCCACGACATATATTTCGCGGGACTTGATGTTGCGGTCGGTCTCGACGCGAATGTTTCTCTGAAGACCCCAGGCGATGTTGCGGGGATCCGTCAGCATGATCACGTCTTCCGGCATTCCAGTTACGCCGTGGACGAAGATGCCAGCAGCGCTGCGCTTCTGGTTCGTCGCCAGGGCGGAGTCGCCGAGTCCGGTCTGACGGTCGGACAGGACGGAGGCGTATTCAACTTCCTGTGCGCTGGAAGTGAAGAAGCCGAGTGCGGACCTGTCGTCGCGGTACTCTTCCGGCAGAGCCAGGAAGCCCGACTTCAGGACGGTCGGGGAGATTCCGGCGGAAGCGGCGTCGGAGACGTTGGCCGACATCAGCTTGAGCGCTCCGTCGAACTTGTTGTAGTCGTCGTCAACGGAAGCGGTGTCGCTGCGCAGGATGATCTTCTGAATGTCGCGCCTGATGGCTTTATTCAGTTCCGTGAGGAAAGTGTCCTGGAACGACTCGCCCTCGATGTTATTTTCGAAGATCTCGTACGGAAGCCAAGCTTCCGCCTGGAATTCCACGGCATTGATCGTGGGCTGCCTGAAGTTGGGGTCGACCCTCTTTCCGGCGGCGAGCAGACGGTCGCCAGTGCGGTTGGCGGCGTGCAGGACTTGACCCTGAAGACCGAAAGCGCTGATCTTCTTGGTGTTGGAGGTCATCTGGTGCGTCTGTATCGACGACAGGAACGCGGAGTTCTGGACGAGATCGACGTAAAACTTGTCGTTCTGGTCAGGATTCAAGAGTCCGCCGTTGGAGGCCAGTTCTCCCAGAGAGATGTCGGCGCGGCGGCGGAGTTCCAATTCGTTAGTAGGCATAACTTCTCTTCCTTCGATAAGCGGTTTTTACTTAGTTTCCGTTGAACGCCGACATGCCACGTCCACCAACCTTGATGGTTTGGGTCTTCTTGACTTGTACGGACTCGTCCGGAGTCGCCGATTTGCGGGTCTGTCCGGCGTTCTCGACGCGTTCCAGACGTGCACTCAGTTTCTCCGCGTTCTCGCGATCCATCTTCAGTGCCGAAACGAGTTCCGCGATGGATCCCGTAAGGGACGCCAGAGCGTTCTTCATCTCAGCCACTTCATCGGTCTTCGCGACGGCCGCCTGTTCGACTGCCTCAATATCCGCCGCCGGGGCGGATCCTGTTTCGGCCTCCTCGGTAACCGGAGCCTGATCGGCTTCGACGGTCTCCGTGGACTCGGCCGGAATTTCAGTTTCAGTAACGGTCTCTTCGACGGTCACGGCTTCGGTGCTTACTGCCTCGGACACGGCTTCGGGAGCCGCTTCGTCCTTCAGAGCTTCGGACTTGACGCGGTTTCCGTAGGAGTCGAAAAGCGCGGTGCGTTCGGCGTAAGGAATGCCGCGAGAAGCTTCAGCAAGGAGAACCAAGCGGTCGGCATAGTCTGAGACGATCTGTCGGACTACTGCCGTTTCCGCACCGTCACGAAGAGCATTGTCCAGAGCGGTAGTGAGCACTGCGTTGAGTTCGTAGTAGCCGATTGGGATTCCGCTCCAGCGCGAGGAGTCGGTGATCACTTCTTCGACGGTCGTGCCGCTGGAATAGACCGCGTCGTAAGCGTCAAATTTCTTGGAAGAGACTATGGAAGTCGGTGCATCCGGAGCCACGGTTTCGGACTTCGTGCTCGTTTCCGCGACGACGGTTCCTGCTACTTCTACAGAAGCCTGGACCGGATCGGCCAGCCTGCCGACGATGACAGAGACATCTCCGTAGTCGACCCTTTCGGTTTCCGGCAGGAAATCGGCTTTGGATACGGCTATGAAGCCAACGCCTTCCTCCGTAAGATCGTAAGTGCCGGAGGATACTCCTCCCTCCGCAAGCCAAGCATGGCAAGCATCGGCTGTTTCGAATTTATCGCCCTTGAAAATGACGGATTGGAATTCGAGACCATCCGACTTTCTGCTGTTCAAAATCGTCATTGCATCGTCCTCGGTTTTTACGGAGCGGAATGGACTTTTGTTTGCGCCGCCGGAAACAAGGCTGACGAAAGACGGCTCAGGATCCGTGAGCAGTGTGATTTTCTTGACGAAGGTTTTTGCGGACCTGAACATTGCGTTTATCCCAAAAAGAATTTGTGGATGTGACCGTCGGCGCGTCCGGTCGTTGAAGCCTTCGTGACGGCGTGGCTGTGTCCGTTCACTTCCGAAGTCGCTCCCCCGACGACGTTTCCGTCCGGGCCGACTTGGACGTATATGACGTGCCTATGACCGTCTTCGCCCGGCTCCGTGAAGCCCAGGCAGTCTCTCGTCACTTCGTAAGTCACTTCGGCTTTCACCGCTTTGACCATCGCTTCGAAAGAAAATCCGTTGATCTTTCCGTCCTTGATCATCCGCCAAATGCCGTCGTCTTCGACCTTCACCGACAAGACCCATGCGCCGACTTCGTACTCGGGCGTTGCGTGACGGACGATGAAAGACTCTACGACATGAGCGTCAACCGGGTTGTTGTCGTGCTGAACGTCAATCGCTTTGCTGAGATCCAGCCGCATGAAACGGTGGGCCATTATCTCAATGTCTTCCGCTCTCATAGCTTCGCAGTATGTGTCGAGCGTGTCCGGCGCGTAGACGAGTCCCGTCACGAGTTTCTTGTCTTCGGATACCGACCGAAAACGTATTTCCATCCTCCGCGAAACTGCGGAGCCGGAATCACCCCTTTGGGCTATGTCTAATCCGTTTTTGCTCATACAGAGAAATTACCACGAACAATATTAGGATTGCAAATGACTGCAAGCACCGGATCGGCCATCATTTCCGGATGCGGAGTTATAGACACAAAAAGGAAAATGAAACCCTAATTACCTTACAGTATTGGATTAAGTTTTCGTTTACCGTGTTTCTAAATATTCACTTCATGTCTTGGAATTCGGAATCCTGTATGGGATTGTGGCCAAGCATGGAGCATAGGCCCTAACAGTCCGTTGAAATACCTACCTTAAGATGAGGAGATCAGGCAGTCGAACGCCACAACCTTCCAAGGAGGGATGGTGTCGTGGCCGGCGGTCTCCAGGGACAGGAGAATCGCCCGGATCGCAAGGGTAGTCCGGCAAGACGCGCGGTAAATGAACCAGAGCACGGCTACCGCCTGGCGCGGAGTTCCGGCGCCGAAGCGGTGACGGATCACAAACCCCAGGTTGTGGGCTGCGACCTGGATCAAGTAGCGCTTCTCGACGTTCCCGGCGCCGCGCAGCCAGGTGCGGCGCAGGCCGCCGATGTCGAGGATGAGGGCGAAGCTGCGCTCGACCTTCTCCGCCCTCAGCTTGAAGGCTTGGCGGGCAACTGTACTCTTGAGCCGCGCCCGATTGTTGTAAACAGCCCGGCGAGCCGCGTCGTCGCCGTGCCAGCGGGCAAAAGCCTTCCGCTCCTTCTCGGAGATCCGGCTTTTCCAGGCGCTGTCCTCCAGTGCCTTCAGGCCCTCGCGCGAATG